TCTCAAGTTGACTACTAAAGACGAAGTAGAGATGTTTATTAATGCGGATCAAGACCTAGCAAAGGTCACCGCAAAGATAGAGTATTACAAAATGATCTTGTTCTTTTTAGAATCGGTTCTTAAACAAATCTCTACTCGTCAATATCAAATTAAAAATGCTATTGAGTGGGAGAAATTTAGAAGTGGCGGACATTAACCTCCAGAAAAAGAACGAAGTATATAACGTCATCACAGCGGAACCTCACGTTCATAGAGAGCTCTCCGAGTACTTTACTTTTGAGGTTCCCGAAGCAAAATTTATGCCTCTATACAGGAAGAAAGTATGGGACGGAAAGATCCGTCTATACTCTCCTGGCAATGGAGAAATATATGGCGGACTAACTGAACACCTGTTGCATTGGTGTAAAACAATGCGATACACCATCTCGTACGAAGATAATAAGTTCTTCGGTATGCCTGACGAGATGAACCAAGAGGTTAGTCTGTCTGGTGTTCGTACTTTTATGCAAGGCATTACTAAACTCGAACCTAGGATCTATCAGATCGAAGGTGTATACCAAGCTCTGAAATATAATCGTAAACTGCTGCTGTCCCCGACTGCCAGTGGTAAGTCTTTGATGGTCTATGGCATTGCCAGATACCACGTCGCTATGAAGCGCAAGGTCTTGCTGATTGTTCCTACCACAAGCTTGGTAGAACAGATGTACAAGGACTTTGAAGATTACGGTTGGAATGCTAGCAAGCATTGTCACAAGATTTACGCGGGTCAGGATAAGTATAAGGAGTCTAACGTAGTAATCACAACTTGGCAATCTATTTACAAAGAACCACGTAAATGGTTTGAAAAGTTTGACTGTGTGATTGGTGACGAAGCTCACTTGTTTAAGTCAAAGTCTCTCACAAAGATTATGACTAAATGTCATAATGTAAAATATAGGATTGGTTTTACAGGTACACTTGACGGTATTCAAACACACCAGTGGATCCTAGAAGGATTGTTTGGACCGTGCGAGCAACTAGTCAAAACTAAGGAGTTAATGGAAGGTGGGTATCTTACTCCGCTTAAAGTAAAATGTCTATTGCTTAAGCACGAGTGGAGTATATTTGATACGTACCACGATGAGATTGATTATTTGATTACACATCCCAAACGTAATAAGCTTATTAAAAATCTGTGCTTGGATGCATCAGGCAATAGTCTTGTGCTATTCAACTACGTAGAACGTCACGGAGAACCTTTATACGAGTTGATAAATAATAGTACGGATAGGAAAGTGTTCTTTGTCCACGGGGGTGTTGATGTAGAAGACCGAGAAGAAGTTCGTAGGATTACGGAAACGGAACGCGATGCAATTATCATTGCGTCTTACGGAACATTCTCAACTGGCATCAACATAAAGAAGCTACACAATATTATTTTTGCTTCACCGTCCAAGTCGCGTATTCGCAACTTACAATCCATTGGACGAGTGCTGAGAAAATCAAAAGACAAACACGTTGCCACTCTATATGATATCGCTGATGATATCTCTCGGGGGGAGTGGAAGAATTTTACTTATAAACATTTTGAAGAACGTGTCAAAATCTATATGGAAGAAAAATTCGATTACGAAGTAATCAAAGTACGTTCTAAATTTTAGCCTATGTTAGATCCATTAGAAGAACCTTTTATCGGAATACTTAAATTGACTACTGGTGAGGAGCTCATTTCTTGGGTTGCTTGGTCAGAAGAAGATAATGTTTTGATGCTCCAAAATCCTATGATGGTTGTGGAAGCAAGCAGCAAAGACGAAAGTCATATGATCAAAGGATTCAAGTTGGATCTCTGGATGAAATCTGCTATGGAACAAGATGAGTTTTTTCTGCTAACTACTGATAGAATAATTACGATGACCGAAGCGAACGAGTCGATCGGGAAATTCTATGAGAACAATATCTCTATGGTATTCCGCAACTCTATGTCGAATAGGATCAAACCAACAGCTGATATGGGTCACATAGGTACGATCAATGAATACAGATTCAAATTTGAAAAACTCTATAGAAGCTAACCCTTTAGAAGCTCTGGTGTTTCTCAACAGCGACACTGTTATTATACAGATATCTTAGAGGGCTGTCAAGCTTACCCCTAGATCCACCATTATATGCTATAATAAACACATCGAATTATCGACAAATGGCAAAAGCTAAAACAGAGTATTACGTTAATAACAAAGAATTCCTTGCCGCGATCGTTGAATTTCGTGACAAGGTTGCTTATGCCAAGATGAATGATCTTACTCGTCCTCTTCTTCCACGGTACATTGCCGAGTGTTTTCTCAAGATTGCCACTCACCTAAGTTATAAACCTAACTTCGTCAACTATATGTTTCGCGAAGATATGGTTTGCGATGGTATCGAGAACTGCTTGCAGTACGTCGATAATTTCGATCCAGAGAAGTCTAAGAATCCGTTCGCTTACTTCACCCAGATCATTTACTACGCCTTCTTGCGTCGTATTCAGAAGGAGAAAAAGCAGCTCGAGATTCGCACTAAGCTCATTGAGCGGTGTGGGTATGCCGAGGTGTTGCATTCTGATCGGTTTGATGGTAGTATGTCAGGGATGAACGAATCGGATTCGGGACTCAATTCCATTAAAGAAAACATTGAGATTAGAATGTCGCGATGAAGGTTGCTGTAATTACCGACCAACACTTTGGTTCCCATAAAGGTAGTTACATCTACCGAGAGTATTATCAACGCTTCTATGAGAACGTGTTCTTCCCTTATTTGAAGAAGAACAAAATCACAACCGTTCTTGATCTCGGTGATACTTTTGACAACCGCAAGAGTATCGACTTTGTTTCTCTTGAATGGGCAAAGGAGACTTACTATAATGTTCTCCGCGATATGGGCGTCACTGTCCATACCGTTGTTGGCAATCACACTGCATACTATAAGAACACCAACAAAGTCAATTCGATGGAGCTGTTGCTCAACGAGTATGACAATGTGATTGTATACAAAGAACCCACTGACGATGAGATCGGTGGAACAAGTATTCTTTTTGTTCCTTGGATTTGCTCTGACAATTATGACCTGTCCCTTACGAAAGTTCGTGATTCCTCCTCAAGAGTTGCAATGGGGCATCTCGAGCTCAACGGGTATCTTGCTCGCCCTGGTTTCCGCTATGACAGTGGAATGGACGCTAACCTCTTTTCTAACTTTGATGTTGTACTGAGCGGACACTTCCACCATAAGAACTCTAAGGGTAACATTACCTATCTTGGTAACCCGTATCAGATGTATTGGAATGACTACGGTGACACTCGTGGTTTCCACACCTTTGATACAGAAACATTAAAAATACGTATGGTGAAAAACCCGTACGAAATGTTTGCTAAAATTTATTGGAATGATTCTGCAGATTGTCCTGCTCAACTCGATCCCAATGACTATGCCAGCAAATACGTAAAAGTTATTGTCGAGCAAAAAACTAACTACTCAGACTTTGAGCTAATGCTTAATACTTTGTATGATGCAGGTGCTCACGATGTTAAGGTTGTGGAAAAAGTCGGAGTGTTTGATGACCCTGAAGCTGATGCTTTAGATGTCAAAGATACTCTGACATTGCTTGACGAATACTTAGATGAAGTGACTGTCGATGTAGACAAAACCGCACTTAAGAATTTAATGAAATCACTATATATTGAAAGTTGTGAAGTAGCATAGTGTTTATCATCACTTTAGACGGTCACCAAGGAGAGGGCGCTTACGCTGTGCACGATGAGCACGGTGAAAACGTCCTCTATTTGTTTGTTGACAAAGATGATGCAATGCGGTATGCTGGATTATTGGAAGCAGAAGACTTCCCACCAATCGTAGTTACCAAGGTCGCAGACAAGGAAGTGATTTCCACTTGCGAAAAGGTTAACTGCAAATATAGTATTATTACTCCAGACGTTCTCGTTATTCCCCCACTCGATAAAGATGATCCTGTTCCAGAAGATTCGATGGAAGAACCTCCTAAGCACGGGTGATACGTTTACCGAAGTGCAGATTACTGGAGCTGCAACAAACTTAATTATTGGCACTAATGGTGCTGGCAAATCAACTATCTTAGATGCGTTTACCTTTGGACTATTTGGTAAACCATTTCGTAAAGTTAACAAACCTCAACTAGTCAACAGTGTCAATGAGAAAGGCACTCTAGTTGAGATTGAATTTAGTATTGGACGTAAAGAATATAAAATAATTCGTGGCATCAAACCAAACATATTTGAGATCTATGTGGATGGTCGGATGCTTGATCAAAACAGCAATGCTGTAGATCAGCAAAAGAATCTAGAGCAGAACGTTCTTAAGCTAAACTACAAATCTTTCACACAGATTGTGGTTTTGGGTAGCAGTACATTCGTACCTTTTATGCGTTTGCCTCTTCCAGCTCGTAGAGAGATCATTGAAGATCTCCTAGATATTAATGTATTCTCCTCAATGAATGAAGTTCTCAAGGTTCGCCTCAAGCAAATCAGAGACGCTGTGCAAACGCACAATTTAAACGCACAAAGTGTTAAAGAGAAGATTGAACTTCAAAAAGGTTTTATCCAACAACTGGAGGAAAAGAAGACTAAAGATATCGAACAGAAGAAAGATCAACTTCGTGACATTATCAAGAGTCAAGACTCTTGTAAAGAAAAGATTACTGACGCTACTAAAATGATTGAGGAGATCACTCAACAGATTGATTCTCTCAACAACCCCCAGAAGCGTAGAGCAGATCTCGAATCGTTATCAATGAAGTTACAGCGAAGGGTAAGTAAGCTTTCAGGTGATAAGAGATTCTATCTCGATACTGAACACTGCCCTACCTGCAAGCAACCAATCAGTGAGGATTTTAAATTTGAACAGATTGAACAACTTGACGGTAAGATCGGAGAAATCGAAGTCGCGTTTGCTGACATCGATCAACGCCTTACTGAAATTATTTCACCATTAGAACAACTAACGGAGTATACAAATGCTATCAGGGACTGCACTCAGATCACGTACAAACAACAGGGGGTGATATCTACTCTTGATGGTCAGCGTAAAGGACTTCAAAGAGAGATCAAAGGTCTGGTATCTGATGAGTCTTCTGTCAAAGAAGAAGCTAAGAAACTTTTACAGATGAATGAATCTCTCAAACAAGTCACTGGCGATCTTATAGAATCGAAGAAACAGATGGACCTGCATTCAACAGCAGGTCTGCTGCTAAAAGATTCAGGGATCAAAACGAGGATCATCAAGAAGTATCTTCCCGTAATGAACAAGCTGATCAATAAGTATTTGAATCAGTTGCAATTCTTCTGCAATTTTACTTTAGATGAAGAATTTAAAGAAGTCCTGAAGTCACGTTACATCGACGAATTTAGTTATGAAAATTTCTCGGAAGGAGAGAAAGCTCGTATTGACATCAGTCTTCTGCTTACTTGGCGTTCTGTTGCTAAGCTCAAGAATTCTGTGGATACTAATCTATTGATTCTTGACGAGATCTTTGACGGGTCTCTTGACACAGTTGGGTCTGATGAGTTATCCTTTATCCTAAGGTCGTTCAACGAAAACGCAAACGTCTTTGTCATTTCTCATAGAGATAACCTTACCGATAAATT